TTAAGTTTTGTTTCATTTTTACCATTTAATCTTTCCCATGAATAATTTTGTAATGCTGTCATTACTGCATAATCAAGGTTATCATATGGTTCAGGTGCAATATATTCTTCATTTGCAAGCATATCTTCAATAGATATATCTATAAAATCTCTTGGTGCTTGTTTCATTGTAGTATAAGCTTCTAAGTCAGGCATATTTAATAATTCAGCCGCTGAATCTTTATCAACCCAACCATTTTGTACCCAACGTTCAACTGTATCAATTTTACCAGCAGGGTCAGTAGGTAAAGAAGATACTGGTAATACTTGTAATACAAATGAATCAAAATCTTTAGGAATAACTTTAGATGATATTTGTTTTAATCCAATTTTTTTATCTAATGTATTAACTGTAATTGAATGTTCGCTCATTTCTTTTAAAACTACTTCAACAACCTTAATATGATCTTGTTCATAGTTCTTTTTAAGTAAAGTCCAACGTTCAGCAGCTATATTACCAAGAGTTTTTAAAGCTTCTCCTGATTCAATACCCATAGGTTGTTGACCTTGAGTATCAGTTTGAGTAAGACCTACTCTACTATACATTTGTGATACAATAAATTGTAATTGAATCATAAGTTCAGGAGGCATACCTGCACCATTGTGAATAATAGGAGCTACACCATTTTTTAAATCCATACCAATCATTAAACCAACTTTGTTAGTAAAATGATCTGGATTCATCATTGAATTTACATCATAAAATATACGTGGAATTGATACTAATTTCATAATAGCTTGCATAGTAGCAAGTATTCTATCAACTTCTTTTTGTAATGGAGATAATTCCTCAACAACAGATTGTCCCAACCAACCAATTACAGGTTCATTGTAATCTAGTTTGATTATTGGGAAATAATCTTTATCGTAATCTTCATCTACAAATGTTTGATTTTCAATAGCTATTACATGTCTACCATTTTTTAAATAAGTGTTTTTACACCATGCTTCAGCTATCATAATAGAAGGAGTATAAGTCATTGTATTTTGAGCTTGTCTTACTTCAATAACTTGTGAATCTTCAATTTGTTGTTTAAATTTAGGAAATAATTTGATTGCTACTGATTTAGGTATAATTTTTCTATGAATCATTTTATAAGGATCATTATAATATCCATCAGATGGATCTATAATAACCTCATTAGAATATACACGTTCAACTTTTAAATCGACTCCAGCTTTTTTATTTTCTGGGACTACTTTAATATATCCAACTCTATTAATCATAGCATCACGTTTAGCTAAATTAACTAAGTGTTTAATTTTATATTTGTTTTCAATACCACTTATAATATCATTAAGATTATTAGCAAGTTGTCTACCATGAGCATTACCTTTATTAGTAATAGCTTTTGGTATAATTTCTAAACTAGAAAGTTTAGCAACCAACGTATCTATCATAGCAGCAGTAAGATTTAATGATACTCTTGGAGCTGAACTACTTCCAAGTTGTTGAGTATTATCAATATCAGACATATATCCATATTGAGATATTTGACTATTTCCATTACCATTATATGCAGCTAATCCATAAAGATTACCTGTACTTATAGCCTTATTCATATTTCTATCATAGTCGGAGATCATAGCAAATAAAGTTTGATTAACCTTATTCTTTTCAGCTTCTGACCAATCTGGATAGCCTTGTAAATCTTTTTTAGCCACTGTTAATCCTTTGGTATAGTATAATAACAATTTCTAGCATTTTAACTGTTATAAATTATAAAAATGATGATATGTCATCAAAAAATGTATCACCTTTATGATTTTCTTGTCTTTTTTTGTCTTCTTTAATAACTTGAGCCATAAATTGACGTTCACGTTCTGCATCATCAATAGGTTTTAAAACTACAATCTTTTCAAGGTATTCTAATGTTTCTCTAAAGGCATATAATGTAGCGTCTAAATGGTCACATTTCGTACCTTCTAATTCTCTTGTATGACCCTCATTCCAGACTACTGCTTTCATTTCTTTTTGTAATTCGTTGGTTGTATTAGGGCACAATATTAATTCATCATTCAATAAAGCATCGTTAAATATTTCTATATAATCAGCTTTATTAGACTTTTGGGCTGCATCAATATAAATATGATATTTTTCAGCATATTCAGCAATAATAATTTTAGATGCTCCAGCAGGGTCACCTACTATTTTCATTGGTTTATATTTTTGTTTAAGTCTTATAAGATGTTGAGCTATTCCAGATACAGATAATTTAGATTCACCAAATGTTTCAAGTACATAAGCTTTAGGCATATCTTTACGCCAACCTATAACACTAAAAGCTGTTTGGTCATTAAATCCAAAGTCAATAGCAATAACAGTGCGCCATGATTCTATATTAAATGGTGTAATAGGATTATTTACAGTAAATGGCTTAATCATTAAAGCTTCTTCATCTGTAGCCCATTGACCTTTAAATTCTCTACGATATTTAGGATTTGCTTCAGTAGCTTTTTTTCTTTGTAAAAATAGTTTAGCGTCTTTCTCCCATTGCTCAGCCATGTGTGGATTATCTAATGCTGTCCATCTATGATTATCCCAACCTTCTTCGAGATTAAGTTCTGTAATATCATAAAATAAACCCATACAATGCGCAGCAGGTGTACCTATTAACATGAGTTTACCTTGTAAGTCAGATAGACGTTGTATAATAATTTCATCAATAAGGTATTTTAATATATGTTGACGAAACGAAGCAGCTTCATCTATAATACAAAATAATAACTTAATACCACGAAATGATTCAATTTTAGCCATATTATTAGCACCAGCAATAAGAAGTTTAGACCCATTAGGAAATGCAACTTCATCAGCAGTAACTTTAGCTTCTGGACAATATTTAGATAGAAATTCTTTAAGTGGTGGAAAAAATATATCTGCAACAGATTTATCAGTTAATGCAAGATATAATCCTAATGAATTAGGTCTAGTAATAAGTTCTTGTATTGCAATAGCTGCACATACTTTAGTTTTACCAGCACGAGATGAACAAAGAGCAGTTATAAATCTTGATGGCGACAAAGCAAAAGCAAGCTGCTTATCAAACAACTCGCTATATACTGGTGCTATTTTGTATAACTGTTCAAGTTCATTCATATATTATTTTTCTTGTAAATCTTTTTCCCTAATACCATATAAAATATCAGTAGTTTCAATTACTTTAACGCCAAGTAATTTTTCAGCTTTACGGTTAAGTTGTTCTTTAAGTTTTGGATGTAAAATATAATGCAATTTACGTTTAAATAAATAAATTATTCTACGAATTCTACGTATTGAAGGTAATTGCATAAATTTATTAAACATAGTTATTTTCCTTTTTTAACTGTAGGTTTTGGCTCAATTATTTTAGGTTCAACAATAACTTCTTCTTGTTCTAGTACAATTTCTTTAATATTTGATAATGGTATTAATGTATTGTTTATTCTAATAACTTTTAATTCACCATCATATTTAATAGGATAGCTTTGGCCATTACTGTAAATTTTATCAAAAGTAAATGAACTATCCATCCCTAATGATTGAATTGGTTCTATAGTATATATTTTAAGTATTTTCACATTATTCTCCTGTGATTAAACTAATTATTGATTGATTTATAACATTAACTTTATTTTTAGCTTTTAATTTTAATATTTCTTTAGTTGCAAACGCTACTTTAATTTCTTTAGTACTATCTACAACCAACGGCATTAATAAATGCCTTTGAACACCTAAACCCCTATAAGAGTATTTAGTATATTGTAAAAATATATAATTTGTTTCAGAATCTGCAACTATATATCCTACAATATGATTGGAATCTGAGTTTAGGCAGGCTATAAAGATAGAATAATTTAATTTATGAAGTGATTGAATGATGAGATGATTAAGGTAGGTATAAATATCGGGGTGATTCCAACCTTTAAAAAATGACTCAGTGTATTTAGATAAGCATGATATAGAGCTTGATAAAATAAATATAAGATCGTCTTTTTCAACTTCTCTAACATTTACTTCTTCTTGTAAGCCCATACTATCTCCTGTGGTATTATACAGGCTATAGCATTCTAACTATACTAATCTTGTAAGTTATTGATATTAATGAATAACTACATCATACTTTGAATCATATTTAGTATTAATATTAGGGTCTTTTGGCGGTAATGTATTTGGTATATAAATACGTTTACCTGATTTAGGTTGAACTATTTGAAAGTGAATCCAAATCGGAGTCCAACGCATATCTTCAAAAAATATACCTAATTCAACAGCTTTTTCAAGATTGGCTAATACATATTTTCTTAATTCACCATTTTTATCTTGAATATCTATAGCTTCTCCTGTTGTATGTTTGCTAGATGGAGCACCACCAGCAGCTTTATTACTTGTTTGATCTCTCCAACCAGAAGTTACTACAATAGTACCTGTATAATCTTTAAGAAATTCATCAACTGCTTGAATTGTTTTAAATAAATTTAATTCAATAGTTTTATTATATTCTTTAGGATATAATTTATCTCTACCTTTTAAACATTCTTCTAATGTAATTTGACGAGCCATTAGCGATTACTCCATAATAAATAACTAGATAATACTATTGTTAAAACTGTACATACTAAAGTAATTGTAATCATATTTCGATCCTCCTATTAATACTATTAACTATTTTGATTGTTTTGTCAATTCAATTAATCTATTTTTAGCTGTTAAATTTACTGTCATAGTATTTCTATTATCGATTACAACTGATAATGAACTAATAATCTTATCTAATGCTTTAACACTTTGAAAAAAGGAACCTAATGTTAATGTACCAGCAAAGTATAATGGTAATAATAACATAAATGGTAATAATACAAATATTTGCCCTAATCCACCAGATAATAAAGTTAGTTTTTTAAGTTCTTTATTATATTTATGGTAAGTATCAACAGTTAAAATATAAGCTTTTAATGGAAATAATAACATACTTGAAAAGTTATGTCTTAAATAAGCTTCGGCTGATTCATATTCACTACGAGCCATTACAAGGGATTTACTAATCCATTTAGTTAATAGTGTACCTAGTATAACAGATACTAGTACAATTAAACCTGTCCACCAATTTGTTAATGTAGTAATAACACCTATAAATAAAGGTATTTTAACAGCAGCTTTAAAAAATGCAGTACCTAACTCAATATTAGTTTGACAATATTTTATTGTATCTTCTTGAATTCTTTGAGGTAATGTAGTTTCAGACCTAGTATCAACATTAAAATGTAATTTTTGAATTAATATAGTTCTCATTTTAACTTGTAATTTATTTAACTCATATGTTTCATAAGAGTCTAATAATACTGCAATTCCTGCTAAACCACAAAATATAGCAATAGCCTGCCAAGCTTCTGTTGGTTTATAATTTTGAATTGCATCATATAATTTACCATATATTTGATTAATATAATAAGATACTGTAATACCTAAACTAATTATAGTTATTGGTAATATAAAATCACGCTTTTTAGGTATTGTAAGTTTTAACATTTATTTAATATCTCCTAATAATTTATTAACTAGTTTATAAGTATCCTCACCACGAGGGTCAAAATAAGGTTCTAAATTTGTAAAGACTTTTACTTCATTTCTAATAGAAACAGTATTATTTGTTAATTCTTGTACAGCTTCAGACATACATTTTAATAATAATTGTTTTGATTCTTCAATTTTATCGATATCACATTCAATATACAACGCATCATGTAAGCTACAAACAATTGATAAACCTGCAAGACTTGCTTTAATATAACCTAATTGCATAATAGCAGCACCTCCAGCTTGACATGGAATGTTTTGTAATTGAGTTGGTCTACTATTTTCTTCTACAAAATAATACCAGCCATTGACAGGGGTTTTATAAAATCCATTGGATTTACATTGGTTA